TGGGTCGAGATAATGTTTATTAGATGTAGATTCTTGGNCAAAAATAGGAGGAATTTAAAAATTTACTAGGATATATAAATACCGCTAAAGATGAACAAAATAAAGGAGAAGGTGGGTATGCTAAGTGATTTTTATAAGAAAAATAAAAATGATAAGATATGGTGGATAGATGATTTGGATTCTATTGGAAAACATCTTTTTAGTTTTGATAAAGAAAAAATCTTTAATTTATTTGCAGATTACCCACACAACTTAACAGCTGAACAAAAAGAAATTTTTGATAAAGAAAACCCTTACTGGAAAGAATTTTTTAAAGAAAGAACTAAATAAAATAATTAAATCAAAAGCACTTAGAAAACTAGGTGCTTTTTTATTGCAAAGAAAGGAGGTACTGTGAAGCATTTACTAACGATTATTCAAGCAGGATTAATGTTAGGTAAAATATTTGGTTGGATAAATTATAAATGGGTTATTATTCTATTACCATTGATAATTTATTTTGGGATATTAATAATATCTTTTATCATTATTGGAATAATATCATTTATTGAACATCTTAAATTGAATAAATTACTTAAAGAACTTAAAGTAAAAAAATAAGTTTGTCGTACTGAGGGACATTAAACATCTGGATAAAATATAGTCATACAGGACTTTAAACAGGAGGATAAAATGAAAAGATTTAAACTTAATATTCAACAATTTGCAGAATCAGGAGAACCAAAAGCATTTACTCAAGAAGAAGTTGACAAAATGATAGAAAGTAGACTTAAAAGGGAAAATGAAAAGTTTGAGAAAGCTAAAAAGGAACTTGAAAGACAGCATAATGAGTCTATTGAAGATTATGAGGAAAGAATTAAAAATGCTAATCTTACTGCAGAAGAAAAGCACAAAAAAGAAATTGATAAGATTCAAAAAGATTTGGATGCAAAGAATGCTGAACTTACAAAGAATTAAACAGATGAAATTAAAAAAGCAACTCTTACAAATATAAAATGCCAGATAAGTTTTTAGATAGAATTAGTGGAGTTACAGAAGAAGAAATAGAAGCATCTGTTAAAGGTTTTGCAGAAGCAATGGGAGAATATGTAAAAGGACTTGGTGCTAGTGGAGTACCAGGAGCGATGAATGGTGGAAGTAATGGTGGAGCTGATAAAAAGGCTCAATTAGAAGATTTAAGAAAGAAAGCTTTTGAAACTGGTTCTATTGAAGATAGAGCTAAATATACAAGAGCTAAACAAGAATTTGAAGAACAAAATGTAGGAGGTAAAGAATAATGGCAAATATAGACAACAAATTACATTCAGGAAATCAATTTATATCAAATGATATTTTAGAAGAATTACAATTAGTAAATCCTAATGTTTCTCCTATCATATCTCATATTTTAAGAGGTGGAAGAGTAGATAAAACTGACTCTACTACTATTGAATGGGTGGATCATTATGAAAGAAAAATATCATCAACTTTAAAAAAGGCACTGGCAACAGCTGACACTGAAATTCAAGTAGTAGATGCTGACATATTAGTAAAAGATGCTTTGCTATCTATTGGTGATGAAATAGTAAAAATCACTAATGTTAAAACTGATAATAAAGCAGATATTACAAGAGGTTATGCTGGGACTACCACAACAACAGGAAATATAGCAATAGGGACTTTGGTACAAAGTTTAGGTATAGAAATGGAAGAAGGCGGAGAATTAAAGACTTCAACTGTTAGATTGCCAGTTCGTATTACAAATAATACTGGAATTATCTATGAACAATATAAAGTTACAGAAACAGCAAAACACTTAAATCCGCATGGACAAGGTAGCTTATCTGTAAGAGAATTGGAATCTCAAAAGAAAAAAGATGAATTATTAGGAATTATGGAAAATAAATTTTTAAATGGAGTTAAATTCACAAGTGGAAATTTAAGAATGTCAGGTGGAGTGAAAGCGTTAATTAAAGAACATGGAATAGTTATAGATGCTAACAATCAACCATTCTCATTGGATCTTTTAGACAAAGTCGTAAAAGCAATAGTTGATAAAGGTAATCCAGGAGCAGCAGATTTAAAAGCTGGATTCTATTCTTTGTGTGTTCCTTATACAATTTTAAGAACTGTAAATAAATTGAATAAAGACATAGTTAGAACAGATATAACTGAAAAAATAACTGGAACTAAAATAGAAGAAATAGTTACTACATCTGGTACTGTATCTGTATTTCCAGCAACTTCATTAGCAGAAAATGAGTTTATATTAATGAACTTAAATGAAGCTAGAATAAAACAATTATACCCAATTAAAGAAGAAGTTGGAGCTAAGACAGAATTAGCTGATAATTATTTCTTACATGGAGAATATGCACATCAAATAACTAAGTTACCTTTCCAAGTGCATGTTAAAAATGTAAAAATATTATAGGAGGTTGTAATGGCAAAAGATACTAAAAAAGAAAATGAGGTAGAAGAAATAACTACTGTTGAAGCAGCAAAAGAAACAACTTTTAAGTCTAGTTATAAAAATTTAATTATAGCTGGAACTTCTATTCAATTCAAAGATGGAATTTATTCAACATCTGATGAAACTGAAATAGAAATTTTAAGAAATAATAACCTAGTGACAGAGGCAGGAGAATAAAAACTCCTGCTTTTTTCATATTTGGAGGTTAAATATGGAAGAACTTTACAATAAGATAATTAAAAAAGTGAAAGAATTAACAATTATTAGTGATGAGGCTAAGTTAAAAATTCAAGTAACTATTTTAGTTAGAAAATCTTTAAACTTTATGAATAGAGATGATTTTCCAGTTGAGCTCATAGAACCATTTGCAGAACATTTAGCATTAAAAACTATTGAAGAAATTGAAATAAAGGGCAATATTTCAAAAGTTACTGAGGGGGATACCACAATAGAATATAACACAAGTAGTAACTCTACTGATGAAATGTTTTTATCTTTAAAAAGCCAATTATTTAGGTTTAGAAAGGTTGGTACTGTATGAATATTTTAGATAAATTGCATAATGATAGAGTTACAGTTATTAGGTCTGTTACTATTACAGATGAATATGGTGGAGCTTTTGAAGAACAAAGAGAAATATTAAAAGATATCCCCTGCAGACTTTCTCAGAAATGGTTGAGAAGTGTTACACCTGGACCTGTGAATGGCAGTTCACAAGAATACAAGTTATTTGTAGGTTTGAATATAGATATTAAACAAAATGATTTGTTGAAAATTACAAGAAAAGCAGATGGGGAACTTTATATTTTTAAAGCATTAAACCTTTGGCATACAACATTATAAAACACAAAGAAATAGCTTTAATAGAAGTATCTGAAAATGAGGTGGATTATGGAGCTTAAAGGATTTAAAGAATTTGATAAAATTCTTGATGAAATAAAAACAAAAGCTCCACAAGCTACTGAAAGATTTTTAATGTTGCAAGCAGAAGAATTAAAGAAAGATGTTAAGGATTTAACACCAGTTGATACAGGAACTTTAAAAAATACTTGGCAAAGAGAAAATGGAAAGAGATTAACTGGAAAAGCATTCTCTCAAATTGTATTTAATATGACAAATTACAGCCATTTTGTTGAGTATGGCCATAGAATTGGAAGAAGTAAAACTAAATTTGTCAGAGGTAGATTTATGCTAAGAACAGCAGTGGCTATGAGACAAATTAAATTCTATAAAGATTTAAAAAATTTTTATGGAGGATTGATAAAGAAATGAAATGGATAGATATAAGGAATGCGTTAAATAAGATTATTTCTGAAAAACTAAAGGTAAATCCTTATAGTGAAGATATAGATAATGTCAAAAAGCCTTGTTTTTTCATAGATTTAGTTAGCTATAAAAAAGAATTTAATTCTGAATATAGAGAGTTAAAAACAATAGATATTGATATTATCTATTATCCAAAGACTAATGGAAAACTTACTAATGCTGAAATATTAGAGAATTTAGAAAACTTAGATAATGCTTTGGAAATAGAAGGTAAAAAGGTTTTACATGTGCTTAATAGATTCCTAACTCTAAGGAATACAGATATAAAAATTGTAGATAGAGTTGGGCATTATGTATTTACACTAAATTTATATGACTTATATGGAAAACCTTATGATTATGAACTTATGAAAGATTTAGGATTGAGATTCAAAAAAGGAGGTAGCAATTAATGGGAAATGAAGTAGGACAAATAAAAGCTAGTCCAAACATTAATATAGAGTTTAAAACTCTTGCAACAACTGCTATACAAAGAAGTGAAAGAGGGATAGTTTGTTTAATATTAAAAGATACTAAGAAAACTATTAAATGGAATACTCTAAAAACAATAGCGGATTTGAAAGAAAAAGAGTGGGATGCTAAAAATGTTAAGTACATAAAATTAGCAATGCACTACGGAGCTAAGAAAGTATTAATAAGAGTACTGCAAACTGGAGAAAATATAGATGATGTACTTGGTGAATTTAAAGAAAGAAAAATGCATTGGTTAGCTTATCCTGGTGCAGAACAAGCAGATGACCAAAAACTTGTAACTTGGACTAAACAAGTATTCGGAAATGATGGAGTAATAGGAAAAACTGTTAAATATGTATCTAGCTTTGCTAATAATACAGACCATGTTGCAATAGTGGAGCTTGGAAATAGAGAGTTTAAATCTATATATGGAGAATTTACAGCACAAGAATATACTGCGGCAATAGCAGGACTTATAGCAGGAATGCCTATTAATCGTTCGGCGGATAATTTTGTGATGAGTGATTTAACAGAAGTAGATTACTTTGAGCCAAAACTTGGTAAATTCTCTCTATACAATGATGATGAAAAAGTTAGAGTTAATTATGGGGTAAACTCAAAAACTACTTTTGATAGCACTTGGAAAAAGGATACAAGAAAAATTAAAATAGTTGAAGGAATGTGTTTTATAACGTGATGATATTGAGAGACATATTTAAAACTTCGTGGGCTAAGGAATTAACATATAATGACTATGACAATAAAATGAATTTCTGTTCTAATGTCACTAAGGTTTATTTTAAAGAAATGGCTCCAAATGTATTAAGTGGAGATTATGACAATAAAATTGAATAGACTTAGAAGCACAAAAAAGATTAATTGTTTTAAGATGGAAAAGACCCAGAAGAAAGGACTGAAATGGAAATCTTAAAATATCCATCCGGAGATGATGTATTTTTAACAGGTGATGTTAGATTTGCAGATACTATGGCAAATCTTAGCTTGGTATAAAAATGTGATAGGAGGTAAAAATGGCAGATACAAATATAAGAGGCTATCATACCATTGCTGGTGCACATGGGACTCTTTGGATAGATAATGAAAAAATCGCAGAGTTTACAAAAGTAAATGCAAAAGTAACAGCTGATAGAAAAGATGTACAGTTAGGACTATCTGTGGATAGTAAGATTGTAGCTTTAAAAGGTGAGGGTAGTGTTACTCTTGAAAAAGTATACTCAAGAGGTAAAAAGATACTTGAAAAATTGGTAAAAGGGAATGATGTTAGAGTTAGGATTATAACTAATCTAGCTGACCCAGATACACCAGGAAAACAAGAAGAAAGAATCTCTCTTGATAATGTTTGGTTTAATTCAATAGACTTAATTAACATTACAAAAGGAGAAGTTGTTGAAGAAGAGTATCCATTTGGATTTACTCCAGAAGATTTAAAATATGAAAATGATATAAAATAGGAGGTTTAGATGTTAGTTACTGCTGAAATGCTACTTGAAAATAGTAAAAAAATAAATAATGAGGAAAGAAAAAAAGTTAAAATTCACATAAAAGAACTTAATGGAGAGATTGAGTGTGAGTTGCTAAATAAAGAAGATTATTTAGATTTAATCTTATCAAAAGAAAAAGATAAGGACTTAGAAGTTATCTATAATTCTTGTCCTATTTTTAGAGATGATAAACTAATAGATAAACTAGGATGTAGATCTAAACCTACACAGTTGTAGCTCGATTCGCCTATAGTGAT